GCTTCTTGAGGTCCTATGTCTAACAAGTCGGCAACTTTCTGCGCTGTGGTATAGACTACTGCTGTTGGGTCTAGGGGTCTTGTCTCTCCCTCACCCGGACTGAATACTTGTGGCATTACCGTCCCTCCTCCAAATCGTGGAGATGGTCTCCTTCCTCTACCGCTAATCTTGCCAAGAAGCGCCTGTCATCATCCTGAGCATTGGTTAACGGCGTTTTCTGATTTTCGATTTGTTGAATATATTGCATCAATTGCTTGTAAGTTTCATTTTCAGGATGATTAAAGTAAGGATAGGATTCAGCATACGCATCTAGCAACTCATCAAAGGGTCTTCCACCACCTGCTATTGTCATCTTTTCATCATAGGCGGCTTTCAGAACGCTCCAAGCCTTGTTGAATACCTGTGGCATTACCGTCCCTCCTCTTGTTCTTGTTGGTTAAGAGAACGTACAGATGGATGAAGCACAGCGTCGTCATGGTAGTAAGGTTTGTCGTAAAGGTCAGGGAAACGGAATGTTTTGTAAGAATCTCCGTATTCTCTATCTCTACCACGATAACCATATTGGTCCATTACGTCAGTTTCATCCGGTTGCTCTCTTTTAGCCCGTGTTTCATCTAACAATTTCTCCCTACCTCTTCGAGCGACACCGCCAGTCTGTTTGTAATTACGATGTCTCCTAGGGTCGGTTTCCCATTCCATTGTTTCAGGCTTTATCGGTAAGGTTGCTTTCAGAACAGCCCAAGCCTTGTCAAATGCACTCACAGTCTCGCCTCCTCATTACGGCTTCCGAGGTTATATTCCATAGGTTTGTCGCATGAACCGCAAGTTGCTCTCCATAAAAAGTGTAGTAATCCACAGTGTTTACAGCGCGTACCTGCTCCTATATCGAGCACGTCTGCAATTTCACTAGTTCTAGCCCTCTGTTTAGAGGTAATACCAGCCAAAGGAGAGTCTGTATTCACAGTATGAGCGTCGTATGTAATATCTGCGCGTACTGTTTGTTTTGCTGCTCTGCTAATGTCATCGATATCAAGCGTTTGTAACTCGAATCCTGACATTCACTCACACCACCTTCTATCATGCTTTCTGATATACTACTAAGAATATATTACCCAATACTATAATCGGCTCTACTGAAATTATTTTTGCACTAGCATAACCAGTTAATGCTTCAATATCAGCAGTCATAGCAGTGCTTAACGCACCGTCATTACCTGCGCCTGAGAAGTCTCTAGGGCTGTAAGGTCCAATTACTTGTATTGCTTTAACCATCTAGGTCACCGCCTAATCAGCGCTTTCCTAGTGCCCACCATGAGCCAGTGTTGCCACTAACACAATCTATTGTGAGAGAGCCGGGTGCTGCGTCTGTAACGATTGCGAATGCACCGTCTACACCGCCTCCGGTAATATCTCCGAATGTGTCGCCCATTACACCGCAAGCGAGTATTTCTGTTAATCCAGTTACTATTGTTCCTGTTGCAACGCTTGCTGCGTTCCAGTCTCCGGTAACCATCATTAAGTCACCTAATACGTGCGTTCTGTTATCTGTTGTACTGCTAAATGCCATTTTCTTATTCCTCCGTTATTTCTGTTTCTACTGCTTCTTCAATTGTCTCTTCTATTGGTGTCTCTTCGACTACAATTTCTTCTACAATTTCAGGAGCGGCTTCGACTATGACTTCTTCGACAGGGGCTGGGCTTAAGACACCTTCCACCATTGCAAGCAATGAGGACTTTGTTTTGTATCCATTAGATACTTCCACACCCTTGTCTCTTAACCATGTAGTAATGTCTGCTTTTACCCAGCCACTATCAGGTATTCCGTCGTTTAGTAAATCGTATGCCGCACCTTCTATTACAAACAATGTTGGTTTTAGTTGCCTTTTATTAGCGTCTAACCAATCTTGTGTAACCTCTACTACTTGACCCCTAATCCAGTCACCCATAGAAGTGTCTGCATTAGGTCTCATATAGAGATTACCAATGTATGTAACTGTTGGCAGTAAAACCACCTCAGTTGTATAGTATCATTACTGTTGTAACGTTTGATGAGCCGCTTAGGTATTGCAAGGTTGCTGTTAGTCCTGTAAAGGATGCTCCAACTGCAACTGCTGCTGTACCAGCATCGGTACACATAACACTCAAAATTGCCGATGCACCGCCGGAAAGTATGATTGTCTCACCATCTGCTCCGCCTGTTACGTTGATTAATGCCATCTTAGGTGCTGGGTCGTATCCGTTTGCTCCATCGCTGTTTACTGCGCTGAATGTGCCCGGACCTCCGCCCGGATATGATGTGTCTGCTGCACCATCTAACCATTCAGTGGTGTTGTGAGAACCCGCTCTGAGTTCCCATGCACCGACTAATGCTGCTGTTGCCGTTCCGCCTAATGTTAATGTATCCATATCTTTTTCCTCCGTTTATATTATCTCCAAGACAACCTCACTTAAGGTCTCTTACGCTCCCTTGTGCACCGAAGAAAGTGGTCCATAGTTCTCCCATGGTACGGTATAGTCCTTCTTGGCCTAGTCTGTTAATTGCGAATGGGTCACCAGTTTCGATACCACTCTCAAAGTATTGTGTTGGAATTGCTGTGCTAAAGTGCAAGTAATCTGTGTCTAGGTAGTAGATTCTTGATAGTGTATCTGCTGCCATGTTCTTTGTTGGGATGATTGGTACACCGTTGTATGTTGCTACGATGAAACCAGCCTCGATTCCGGGTACACCCTTTACACCGTTGTAGGTAGGGGTAACTCTCTTCTCTTCCATGAATCTCTGTTGTGATTGTAGAAGTTGTTGGATTCTCATTAGAGTATCGTATCCGGTTAGCATGACTTTCGGGTTTCCACCACGAATCCACATCTTTTGGAACATCTCGTCTAGTAAGTCTAGAGATAGTGTTCTGTCAGTAGGTGTACCGCTAGAAGCGTTAACACTCATTTCTGCGTTTGACCATGAGTTTGCACTTCTGTCAATACTGTATAAGTCCATATCTCCGTCTGCGCTAACGTGTCCTGATGCTGCACTGAGTCCAGTTGTTGCGTTTGCGCTGTTTTGGAAACCAGCAGTAACTCGGTCTAGAGACTCGAAGTTGTTACCTGCTACTGTATCTACGTCAGTACACATCATTTTGTTGATTACCTCAGCGTGATGTTTACCCATTTCCTCTTTCATTACAGAGCGTATGTCGCCCATTCCGTCATCCTTGTCAGCAAGGAAGATTGCAGTTTCAGACATATCGAATGTGTGTGCGATAGTCTTTGGTTTTGCTGCTATGTGTTGGAATGTTGGTTTGATTGTTTCAGGCAGAGTTGCGTTTTCTGCAACACCGCTTCCAGCAATTGCTCCACTGTTCGGTCTACCAGTAATAACGCGCCATCCGCTTCTATCCCACGGTTTCTTTGGTAGTATAGAGAATGCATTGAACTCTTGGTTCAATTGTGACCATACTTTGCGACCATAGATTGCTTGGTATGTTCCACCTGTTGTTGACAGCATAGGGCTGTCGGCCTTGAGTAATTCACTACCGGAATATGAGTAACCCATTGCGTTACCTGCTCCATAGTAGTATCTTTCCATGTCAGTTATTGTTCGTACATAATTTCGTGCCATTTTCTTTATCTCCATTTATTTTTTTATATTTAATCTCACTCGAAAGCCTTTGATGCCAAGTTATGAACTTCATCCCATGACATGTTAGCCAAATCCTCCGTTGATGGAACAGTCACTGCTGGTGCAGTAGATTCCGATTTTGTGATTGTTTCTCCGCTTTCTGCTGGAGAACCGATTGCGTCGATTCTCTCTCCTAGAGCAGCGATTGATTTCTGAATCTCTTCTAGTGGGCTGCGAGCGTCGAATGCTGCTGCCTCTGCTTTTGCGATTTCTGCTGAGCGCTCACTAGCGTATCTGTTAGCGAAGTTAGATTCTAGAGAACCACGGAACTCTTCTTCAAGAGCAGCCGCTTTGTATACTTCGTATGCAGACTCGATGTCTGAATCTGATAATGTTGCAGGGTTAATGAAATCTGATTTCTTTACACTTCCACCACTACCTGTTGTAGCAGCAATAGCCCCAGTTGAAGGGTTTCCGCCTTCTTGTGTTCTACCCGGTGCTTGACCAGTCATACCTTTGTGGTTAGCCTGAATCTCCTCAGGTGTTGAACCTAAGTTTGCTTTTTCTAGACTGTCGAAGTGTGCACGTGCCTCAGCAGTGTCTACACCAGCACTCTTTAGAGTGTCTTCCATCCAGTTAAGGTAATCAGATGTAATAACATCAGAATATTCTGATTTTTCTATTTCTACATCTTCTTTCTTTTTATCGTCTTTCTTCTCTTCTTTGTCGTCTTTCTTTTCTTCAAGGAAAGCAGGTTTTTCTCCTTTTTCCATGTCGTCAAGTCTGCCTTCTAAGCGAGATAGTACGCTTCCAAGTTGCTTCATCATTTCATTATCGTTTTCTGTTTCTGTCAATTTATTCACTTCCGTGTTGTTTTTATCCTCTTTGAGTATGCTGAATGTTGCTTCGGGATTGATGCCTTTTTCACAAATCGTTATTTCGTGTAGTTCCAGTTTACTAATTTCTTGGTAATCTCCTCGTTTTGGGTCTGATTTTCTGACTCTCTTAAACGCTTGACCACCGATACTGAATCCTCTGAGAACGCCTTTTCTGATTTCTGCTGAAACCTCTTTTGCTTTCTCGATGTCGTCACGCAGTTTTACTACCACAAACATTCCGACATCATCGACTTCGCTTTTCCACAACCTCCCTTCGTTATCTGTATAATTCGGTACTACATCTCCAACTTGTATATTACTGTGAGCCAATTGAACGTTTCTGTATGACGGATTTTCCATGAACTTCCGAAATGCGTGTTTCAATGCCTCCTTTGTTATTACGTCGCCTTGCTTGTCTACAACTTCCACACTGGCGTAGCCAGCAACGATGAGGTCATTAGCACCCTTGAGGATACCGATTGTCTCATCGCCAGTTCTGAATAGTTGTTTACTACCGAGCACACTAACCCTCCCTACGTAATGCCTTACTACATATATGCTGCGGGACTACTCATCAAGGTTTTTATCACCAAAAACGCTAGACTGCGAGGCATTTTGTTTCTTTTTCTGTTTTCTACCCGGATAATCTTCCGGTTTCTCCAAGTCCTCAGTAGGTCTTTTCTTCATATCCCAATCGGGTAAAGACTGCTCTGCTGTCAAAGAAGTAGGTCCACGTGGGCTTTCTACGCCCCCTCCGACATCTATTCCTAAACCACGTCCGGCCATGTTACTATGTCCTTTTTGCATTTTATCCAATGCTCTTTCAATAAGTAAAAGCGCTTTAGCCATTTCATTAGGTTTCATAATCAAGTTTCTATCCTTCTTAGGTTTGAGTATACCAGCACTTTCTTCTTCTATTCTTTCAGAATCAATGTGATTATCTGTAACCTCACTTTCTCCCTTTACTTCTAATTCTTCTTTTAACAATTCACTTAATCCTTCTTGCCAATAAGATTCAAGGCTTTTTGCTAACCTTAATGAATAGTCCGAGTTAGTAATTTCTCCTATTGCGGCAACTGGATTTACTGCTTGATTATCTACGATATCATATTTCACAACATCTTCCGGTAATCTAATAATAAAGTGAGTATCATCAATCTCCATAGTAAACGGCACATGGTAGGTAATCTCAGACTTAGCAAGCATAATCCATTTTGGATGTTTT